TATATTGGTTAATTAAGTAATCCGTTGTATTAAATGTCTTTCCTGATAGTAACAGTAAGTTACGCCCACCAACTTGAACATTGTCATACAATGGTGACCATGAGTAGTCAGCCTTATTTGTAGATTCTGTAGCAGTAGTTTTGTTATAAGCAAGTCCTAAGTAACGTTTGCCTTCAGGTAAATCATGCATACCGTTTCCTAGTTCATCATCAGCGTACTTAACCCATGTATACGTTGTTTGACCATCCGCACCTTTCGCCCCTGGGATACCTTGAACACCTTGTGCCCCTGTATCTCCTTTAGCCCCTTGGTCACCCTTAATTAAAGACCAGCTATAATCAGAATAGTTTGTACTTTCTGTAGCAGTAGTCTTATTGTAGGCAATACCCATGTAGGTTTTACCAGTTGGTGAATCGGACATACCAGTAGTAGGCGTATCAGCATATTTCAACCATGTGTAATAAGTAATACCGTTCGTACCATTAGTACCAGCAGAACCAGTTAAACCAGTATCTCCCTTGTCTCCTTTGATTAAAGCCCATGCATAATCAGCAGCGTTAGTGGATTCAGTAGGCGTTGTTTTATTGTAAGCTAAACCGATATAAGTTTTACCGTCAGGTAAGTCACTCATATTAGCACCAGCAGCAGAAGTAGCGTATTTTACCCATGTGTAAGTAGTAGTTCCTGCTACACCTTGAATACCCTGAACCCCTTGGTCACCTTTGTCTCCTTTATCTCCTTTAATCAGTACCCATGTGTATTTCGTAGGGTCTGTGCTATCAGCAGAAACATAATCAGTATAAGTACCAATATATGTACGTCCAGTAGCATCAGTAGTAGAAAATCCACTAGTACCAGTTGAGTTATTCGCATAAGCTGTATGGAAATAAGGTGTTTGTCCATCAGCACCCTTAGTACCCTGAATACCCTGTGCCCCGTCAGCACCTTTGATTAAAGACCATTTATACTTACTAGGGTCTGTAGAATCAGTTGCAATATTATCTACATACATACCAATGTAAGTTTTTCCCACAGGGTCACTTACTGAAAAGCCAGCCGTACCAGTTGAGTTAGTAGCGTATGCAATGTGAGTGTAAGAAGAAAGCCCGTCAGCCCCTTTAGCACCTTGAATACCTTGGTCACCTTTTGCACCCTGTAACCCTTGTAAGCCCTGTGAACCAGTGTCACCCTTGTCACCTTTAATAAGTGACCAGCTATAATCGTTGTAATTAGTAGATTCCGTTGCTGTTAGTTTGTTATATGCGATACCCATATAAGACTTACCTGCTGGTAAATCAGACATTCCCGTTGTCGGTGTGTCAGCGTATTTAATCCATGTGTAGTACGTTTTTCCATCAGCACCCGTACCACCTGTTAAGCCCTGAAGTCCTTGGTCACCCTTATCTCCTTTGTCACCTTTAACCCCTTGTTGTCCGTCCCATACTTCATATAAAGTAATTTGACTTTGTGTGACTACTGCCATGCGATTTCCTCCTTATTTTCCGTCATCAATAATAATTTTGAATGTTGCTTGTCCTTCTAAATCCATAGATGTAACTATTTGTTGTTTTCCTGTTCTATAGTTAACAGTACCGCCCCATAATGGCACTTCTTCGCCATTCGCTGTGTACTTATACCATTTGTAAATAAAGTCCATACCATCTGCATCAATTTCTTCCTCATTGTTGTACAGTTTAGCTGTAAGAGTTGTTTCACCCTCACCATTTAAAAACACTGTACCGCCTAATGCTTCAATTGTGATTTGAATGGAAGTGTTATTCCATTTAGCTTCACTTTTAGAAATAGCATTCTGTAAGTCCTTAATAGATTTGTTAGGTGATAGCGTAATAGGCTTGTAGTTTCCTAACTCAATTTCATCTACATTGTTACGAGTGTAAGAACGTTTAATCTGCTTAACACGCCCGTTAATTACGATATAAGGATTAAAACTTTTATCATTAATTACAATTGTGTCGCCTATTCTAAGTTTCTTAGCACTATAGCCCGTAAGACGTTCTAGTGTAGAGATAGCACATGTGTAATGAACGGCTGGTACACATCGTTTCTGTAGTTCTTTAATGGTTCTATTTTTCAATTCGTTATCTGTATCAGATTTATCATCAACAAAGAATCCGAATCTATGACGACCATTTCTACCAAAACGCTGTAAGGCACTTTCAGAACCAATCCAATCAGCCCCACCTTCTTTGTAAATATCTCCATAATCGAAAGCAGCCATTTGTGATAGATTGATACGAGTCTTAGAGTTATCACCTTTACCTACACCGATTAACGCTGTAATTACTTGTGAACTATCTTCAGTACGTCCAACACTTCTTAAATCATACGAATAATCAAAACGTACACCCGTCTTCTGTCCTCGTTCTTCTACAATGTGAATTACCTTTTCAACAATCTTTGTTCCTTGTAATTTAACAGTGAAATACATTTCCATACCAAACTGTGAAACTACTTGTCTGAAAGCTTCGAGTACTGTTAGATAGTCCGAAAACTCAACGTCCTGTGATTGAGTGTAAGGAACGTTTGCTAAAGTGTATCCTACTGTATTGTTAATGATAGAATTTGCCGCTACTTCCAGTGTGGCACTCTTAAGTAAGTCAGGACGCTGCACATCAGATAACAACTCACTGATAGCTGTTTCTTCACAGAATACAGTCTTCATACGCCGTCCATTATTCATTCCCTCATTGATTTCTTTGATAGTAAATAGAATGTGTTCACTATCAAGATTCTTCACGATTACGTGACCTTCTACTTCTAACTTAATAGATTCTGCATGGTCACTAGGCACTTTGAACTCATAGGTATTAATACCCTCTAAGTTTTCTGTGTGCCAGTCCTCAAAATAAGGCAAAGAAAGAGGGCTACTATTACTAGCAACCCCTACTGTTTCTTGATTCTTATTTAAGATAAATAACATTATAGCCACCTCTCCTTAAAACGAATTTTCACTTCTGCTTTAGGCGGTGAAACTATTAAACCGTTGTTCCCTACGTCCAGTGGGAAGAAATCACTAGATGGGTCTAATTCAGTAAAGATAGGTCTACCATTCAAGTAAACTATAGCTTTCTGATTATCAATAGTTACTATATCGCCTTTTTTAAAGATAATTGGAATCTGTCCAGCAGGTTCATCCACCGTTCTCTCCCATACCTTTAGGTCTGTGAAACGCATGATAGATACAGGGTCACTTTCACCAAAAGCACCAATATGTATCTGAATTTTTGCTAGTTTCTTAGATGAATAGTTGTTACGAGTATCAGTCCATTCACGGTATAACTCTGTATGGTGCATTCCGTTAGGTTCAATTTTAGAGAAGTAAGCAGACCAGCCGTTACCTACCTTAGCTATCCATAAGCAACCCTCGTAATCTTCGAATACGCCTTTGTAAGCCCCGTAATCTCGTACAAAGTAGTGACCATCTTGTAATGAACCTGCCCTAGCTTCAGCAATTGGAAACTTACCATCAGGGTTAGCATCAGCCAAAGCAACTTTTCCAATCTGTACATTGTTGGCATCTAGTAAGTAAAGTTCGATACGTCCTAGTTGTTGTGGTGTATTAGATTTAAGTTTAATTCGTCCCTCTACAATGAAGTTAACTAACTGTTTAGGTAATGACTTAATCATAGAAGCACCGTGCCACTTACCTGTACCAGTTCCATAATCTAAGCTAGTTTGTGTAAATTCATATCCATTACTAGAAAACGTACCAGCTACAATACCACCGTCAACTTGACTCGCAGTAGTCCAACCATTAGTAGAAATCATTTCATCCCAAATTTGACGGGGATTTCTTTCAAACTTAGGCTTGTCAGGTACATTGTCCGCACCAATCTGTACGAATTTGTTACTACTGATTACAGCGATAGAAGGCGTGTCCTCTGTAATTTCAAGGTCAAACACTGGGTAACATTCAGCAGAACCCATATTAACTACGTTGTAAGGTTCGTAATTGTAAGCCGTCCAGCTTTGGTTTTTCTCACCGATACTTTCCGCATATGCAGAAGGACATAAGAAATTAATAGTTGCCGTTCCTGTACGGTATAATTCAGCAATAGCAGTTTCACCAACTACTCGTGCCATGTACTGTTTATCAGGTTCGTCAAGTACAATTAAAGGCTGTAAGTCTTTGTAGAATAGCCACACAGCGAAGTCTCTTGCTTTTTTAATCACGTCATTCTGATTAGCACCAATAAGCATTACTGTGACTTCAATCTGTCTTTCTCCTAACTCAACACCGAAGTCATAAGAACCTGAACGCCCGTAAATGCGTTCTGTTTTACTTTCGATAGATGGTAGAATTGTATATTTAACATCCGTTACCTTTACATATGAAGGTAAGGATTTATTTGCAAATTTAATCAATATAATTCCCTCTCTTTCTATTTTTATCAAAAAGAAAAGGCGTACCAGCTTAATAGCTGAATACACCTTGGCTTCTTTCAGAAATTTTTCTTCGTTTTTCTAGTTCATCCACAATACGCTGAATGTCAGCAAGTTCACGAACCGTTGCGTTAATCACAATGTTGTTATTAGAAGTGTTACCCATTGTTCCGCTATCCACTGGGGACATGCTAGGAACGCCACGCATTGCACTATCCATCATTGCTTTACTTGGTACGATTCCAGCAGTTACATCTTCTACAGATTTGTAAGCTACATCAGACTCGTTCTTGATACCTACAGCAATACCTTGTGGAATAAATTTACCTACTTCATTAGCAAACTCACGGGAAGGAGAATGGATACCTAACACCTGTTTACCTTTAGCAAGTAAGCCACTAGCAATATCCGCTACAGTGCCGAATAATGCGTCTTTAGCTGCTGAAATACCTTTACCAATACCACTCATAATATCTTTACCAATGTCGCCCCATTTAACTTTCTTGAAAGCGTCAAAGATAGCTGTAACGATTTTAGGAATGGCAGCCACTAATTGAGGAATTGCCTGAATCAAACCTTTGATTAAAGCTACTAGAATCTTAATACCAGCTTCAATAATTTCAGGTAAATGTTGAATTAAAGTAGTTACCACTTTACCAATCAACGTAATTGCCGTTGTGATTAATTGAGGTAACATTTTAATAATACCGTTCACTAAAGAAGTAAGGATTTTAACCCCTGAATCAATAATCTTAGGTAGATTTTGTACCAGCGTATCTACTAATTTACCTATTAAGGTGATAGCAGCTTGAACTAGTTGTGGCATCATTTTTAAGATACCGTTTACCAATGCAGTTAGTACTTTCATACCTGAATCAATAATCTTAGGTAGATTCTGCATAACGAAATTACAGAATGTCTCTACAATTTTGATTACTGCATTAATCAATTGTGGAAGGATTTTTATAATCCCATCTATCAATGCCATTAGAACTTTAATACCTGCATCAATGATTTTAGGTAAGTTCTGCATCATAATATTCAGGAATGTAGTGATAATGTTTAGTGCTGTATTCACCAATTGAGGAAGCATTTGTACAATCCCGTTAATAAGAGTTGTAAGAATGTCAAGCCCTATTTGTAAAATAGTTGGGAAATACGTAGTAAACAAGTTTACAAATGTTGTTAAAATAGTAGTAATAGCAGTAGACAATCCTTCTAGTACTACAGGTAATGTCTCCATTAAACCTTGTAACAGTCCTAGAATAATAGACGCCCCTGTCTGAAGAACTACAGGCAACATTGTAAGGAATGTGTTAATAATCTGTGTAATGATATTAAGAACATTCGTAATCAATTGAGGTACGGAAATACCCATTCCTTCAGCGATTTTACTAATAAGAGTTGAACCCATAATTAGTAATTGAGGAATACCACCGATTAGGAAGCCTACAATCATAGGAACAAGGTTAGCAAATAATTGCTGAATACCTGCAAAGTCCTCTGCTGTAAACATCGTTTTCAATGCTGTACCGAAAGTAGTCACTGTTTCACCAGCACCAGCCAGTCCATTAATAAGGAAAGTGATTCCGTTAATAACAGCCGCTACTACTTGTCCTAGTACTTGGAATGCCACTGATAGGATTGGAATAGCTACACTAGCAATTGCATTAATTACCGTTCCTACATGGTTACCTAAGAAAGTCCAAAGACTAGCCATAGTACCAGCACCACCAGTAATACTTGCAATAAGATTAGAGAATGCTTGGACTAAACCGCTACATGCTTGTTTAATAGGTTCAACGAACCCACTCATAAACACTTTGCCGATTCCTGACCATAAGCCGTTCCATGCATTACGCAGCTTTTCAGAAGCTTTCCACATGTTGTTAATGGAAGCAACCACTACTACGATAGCTGCTGCAATTGCCGCTGCTACTGGAATTACTGTTAGTAACGCTGTAACGAATCCACCAATCATGCCCCACAGTACAGCAAATGTTGCTGCTAAACCTTCAGCTAATACCCCTGTTACTGCTAACGGTGCTAGAATAGCTGTTAAGGCTACTGTTAAAGCAAGGAAGCCCCAAAGCATCTGTGAAAGTTGTGGGTGTACTTCTGCTAGTTTCTTAGCTAATTCCCCTAAGGCTTGTGCCCCCTTCATAATCCACAATACAAACGTAGTAAAGGCATTAATGAACGGTGTTAAAGCATCAGCCCACGTAGATTTCAATTGGTCAAATGCAGGAATTAAACGTCCGTCAACTGCATTAGATAATTGAACCATTCCATAAAGCATAGCCCCAGTAGTAATACCCATGACTAGCATTAATTGGTTTGCCCTAGCTACACCTTCTGAAATTACTCTCATTTCTTCAGCAAGTTCTTTTGGTGTCGCATTTTCTCCTAACCGTTGTAAAGCTAAGTTAAGTGCAGAACCTTGTCTTGCCGAACGTTCTAAAGCATCAGAAATACCTAGTAATGATTGTTGTAATGCGTTACCGCCCCTACGTTCCATAGCATCATTTAAACGTCCAGCCTGTGTAGTACCTTCTTGCATAAGTGCATTTTGACGTACCATCAATTCAACCCAGCGTTTCCCGTACTGTTCATTTAGTGCCCCAAATGCTGCTGTACTTTGCCCTGCTTCTTGTAAACGTTGTACGTATAGCTGTAAATGTCTTGGTAGATAAGCGAAGTTCTTAGCTGTTTCCATCGACACTCTATTAGCATTACTTCCAAAGCGTTCAAATTCACTGGAAGCTGCTTGTAACACTCGGTACATACTTTCCATATCAGTACCCATGTTTCTAGCTAACTTACGAGAACTAGTACTTAATCTATTAACAGAATTGGAAGCCTGTGACGTACTTTGTGATACGCTTTGACTTGCGTTTTGTGTTGCTTGTGCCATACTTTGCATGGAATCACCCATGTTAGACATGCTATTAGTAAAATCGTTCTCCATGTTTTGTGTTACTTGGTTCACATGGTTACGAAAGTTATTTAATTCTTGACCTGCATCACGTAAACTTCTAGAAAACTCTGAAGTATCTAACGTCAGGGAAACTATAATGTCAGCTAAATTTGCCATTTTCTCACCTTCCTCTATACAACAAAAAGAGGTAGTCAAAGTCATATATTAACTTTAACTACCCACCTTTCACTGTTTATTAAATTTTGCTAACAACTCGTTTAGCTTTTTATCCTTGTCCTGTCTATCAATCGGTGTAAATGCACCATGACCATCATTAGATTTAATAGGTTGTCCCATATCATCGTATTGAGGTTTGTATAACTTTTTGGGGTCAATGCCCTTCTTACCGTAGTTTCCTGAAGCAGACATAATTAAAGATGTTTGCCATGCGGTACGCTGCATTTCCACGTCATACTCTAATGCTTTATAGTGATTTCTAGCTAGAACCATATCTGTAAATTCAGGAAGGGTTAAGTTAAACAGAACATCAGGTGTTAGTCCTAAAAGACCGTACCCTATCCGTTTAACTTCCTTCCAATCTAGTTTTTTACAGAACTACCCATTGCCACGCCTAAAGCTTCTTGAACGTCCTTCATGTTTTCCATTGTGATTAACTCACCAACGAAAGTTTCTGTAATTTCAGGGTCTTCATGACGTAAGCCAGCAGTTAATAGCGTTCGCATTGCACGAATAGAAACATTCTCACCCATTTCTGAAAGTGAGTGTCCTAGTGCATCTTCCACGTCAATTAAAGTATTTAAAGTGAATTTAATCACACGTTCCTTGTCTAAAGTAATTTTTGCTTGTCCTCGTTCTACATTTGCCATAGTGCAAATTCCTCCTTGATTTTCCTAGTGTAAGTTATAGTAAGCTAATTTAAGTTAAGGTAAGTTACCCTTAAGGTGTTACAGGTGTTTCTGTTAATTCACCGCTGCCCTCTAATGTCACAGTGAATGTAACAGCATCGTCTTGTGGTGCTTCAATAGGGAAGTCACTAATAAGTGCTTTACCTTTGTAAGTAACACCAGCTACAACCGCTTCTACATCAATTTCAGCACGGTCTTTAAAAGCCGTATTTAATGCTGTATATCCTGCATCACCAGTTACGATGAATGACTCTAATTCAGTAGACCATTCTTTAGTTCCTCCAATTTTAGTTACCCAACCATTGGAAGTTTTGTCAGTTGTTTCAATAACGTTCATAGAACGGTTAATCGTACAGCCACTTTGTCCGCCTACAGCTACAGCAGGTGAACCAACCTTAACGATAATGTCCACACCTGCAATTTTTGAACCAGTAGTAGTTGCCATGTTTAAGCCCCCTCATTTAATATAAATTTATAGTTATTGCTATACAGATAGTTGCCTGAAGCGTCCTTACCTAAAAACAAAGGAAATGATTGTGCTTCAGCTTGTATTACCTGTACTTGCCCTAACTTAAAGTTCGTTTTATTCTGTAAGAAATCTCTCAATTTAAAACTAGTCGCTTCTGATTTAGATGGATGTGTGTCCCTTACCACAATTTGCACTGTGATAGGGGAAACACCAGCTTTACTACGACTAGAAGAATAGAGGGAAATGTAAGCAGAAGTTATAGGTGAATTAATAGGAAACTCTAATGGGTAAACTGTATAACCAGTAAGCCCTTGTTTCACTAGATTAGTAACGTCAGTGATACTGAACATCGTGTGCCCTCCCTTCTGCTTACATGCTTTTCAATTTATTTTTTATTTCCTTTTCAAACATTTTTCTATAAGTAGGTGCTTCGCCTTCGTGCGGTCTTGTCAGATACTTATTACCAACTTCATAATGTGCCCCTGATAAACCGTCACCACCCGCCTTAGCTTGCGAAAGTTCACCTAAGTTGTAATTCATTTCATGAGTCCATATTGCATAGTTGAAACCTTGATTAAATACACGGTAATCAACAGTGCCTATAATTTCATCACCTGAAACGTTTACTTCTTTACCCCAGCTATCTTCTAAATCCCCTTCTTCAAAAGGTGTAGTTTCAGAAGAAACACGAACAAGGTCAGTCATGGCTTTTTCCATAACATCTTCACTTGTCGCTTTAACTGCTGCTGTTATTTCATTGATAGTATTATGAAAATTAATACGTACCCTACTCATAGAATCACCTTGAAATAAAGGATTTTTCCTGAAAGGTCAGTCAATGGAGAAATAACACGGGGTGTTGCTTTAATAGGGTTGCCCCTACCGTCCGAATACTCTATTAAATCGTTGTAATCAAGTGTTGGAATATCTTTGGCACGGAAATAAACAATGGCACTGTAAATAACCTCTTTACCGTCAGCCATTTGAATAAACTTTTCTGTACCGTTAAAGTCCAACCTGACTTTATATTTAGTAGCAGTTTCTTCTTGAATAGGAATACCCCAGTCGTCACTATCTTTAGTAGACTTATAAACCGTTACATGCTGATTAAGAGGTAACATTAATAATCACCATTCCTTACATCACCATAAGCACGGTATGTGTCAGACTTTGAAATAGTTGTGCGTGCAGCACGTCTACGTGGATAACGATGTAAAATAGTTCTAGCAATACTTCTGTCACGATAGTTCTTATCGAAAGATACATATAAACCACCAGTAAAGAAGTAAGAAAGTCCCATTTCAGCACGTCTATGTGAATCATCAAATTCCAGCATGTGTATTACTTGTTCTGCTAATACATCTATTGGAATAGGTTTCACTTCTACTCTAAAATGGTGAGGTAGTTCACGATATAAAACAGTTGCCGCATTATTCATTAATGCTTCACGCTTTTGTACGTCCTCTACTTCGTCCCACTTTTCTGTGTAGAACATATTCTTACTGATATAATCAGTTAATTCTTCAATCATGATAGGCACGATTACTCACCAGCCTTTTTTGTTTTTGAAGTAGCTTTCTTTGGTTTAGCTTCTTTTACTTCCGCTTCAATTTCATATCCGAAATCAGCAGCAATTTGTTTTGCTAGTGCTTCGTCTTCAAATAGTCCAATACCATTAATGAAATGAACCCCAGCAAATTCAGTGTTATAACCTTTGTTTGGAACGATAACTTTAATCACTTAAGCACCCCCTATATTACTGTCTATGAAATACCCGTTTTTTACAGGTATGTGTAAACTAAAGTTTAAAATAAGTCACTTATATACAAATAAAAAAGGGTAAGGCAATAAGCCCTACCCTAAGTTAAGTTAAACTATGCTACTTTTAAACCTTTAAGGCGTGCAGCACTGAATGGGTTAAACATAGCCATAGCCACGAACCACTCAATACGAGTTACCTCAACTGCTTTAGCAGAAGTTTCACCTAATTTACGAACTGAAATACCACCATTTTGTAAGCCAGTCACATGAGTATGTGCCCCAAACTTAACAGCGTATACGTCAGTTGTTTTTGCAGTACCATCAGTTGGTAAGATTAAGTCATCAATTACCATGATTGGAACTCCCCCGTACATCGAAACTTGGCGTCCGAACGCATCTTGACCATTTTCAATGTAATGTTGAGAAGCTTGCATTACTGAAAGTAATTTACGGCGTGATTGGCGGTTCATGTAAAGAACGTCAGCCCCACCTTTTACAGTGTCAAGTAATACGTTTAATTCATCTAAGATAGCAGCGTTGTCAGCAGCAGCAGAAGTAATTTCTTGTGCAGTACCAGCAATACGCTTGTCTAATCCGTCAAAGCCTTTAGGGTCTTTAGCTACATCACCTTTGAAGAAGTTCTTCGTGAAAGTGTTTGCCATTGCCTTAGCTTTTTCCATAATTTGTACAGCAACTTGGTCATTGACATTTGATAGAGTTTGAATTAGGAATCTATCAAGTTCAATATCTCCTCCAAGAATTACTAGTTTTTCAGAACGTTGTACGAATGTTGCTTCACTAGCTGTGTAAGCTTCGTTAACGCCACGGAAAGCAACTTCAGGTAATTTGTCTTCTAAGTTATAAGCATATGAGTTACCGACAATCTCCATGAATGGAAGACGTTGTAATACAGCACTTTCTTGTGCAATAGTTTCGATAACACCAGCTTGTAACACATCAGTAGACAATTTCTGTGCTTCGATAAGTGTTAAAGCCATGTTTTATTTTCCCCCTTGATATTGGTAATTGGTGCGTTAGTTACGCCCTAGTCCTGATAGAATTTTGTCTAGTGGTGATAATTTTTCACTAGATACTTTCGGTGCTTTTTCAGTTGAATGATTCATTGGCTTTCCGATTTCTTTTACTTGGCTTCCAAATAAGCCCTTAGATTCAGCCTTGTTCAACCAATCTAGCGTTTGTGATACAGATAAGTTAGTAGGAATTAATTCAGCTAATTCTTTAGGAACGGCTTTCATTTTTTCATCAACCATTGCTGTAATTACTGTTTCTAATTCCTTGTACTTGCTATCTAAAGTAGTAGCAGTTTCTTTGTAAGTAGATAATTCAGTTTCAGCAGTTTTATAAAGTTCTTCAAAACGTCCTTGTTCTTCAGCCGCTTTACGTGCTGCTTCTTCTTTTTCTTTAGCTGTTTCAGCTTCTTTCGCTTCAAATTCAGCTAACTTAGTTTGCATATCTTTTAAAGCATTATTAACTTCGTCAAAACGTGATTTAGGAATCATATTTTCTTTTGGTGGTTCAGTTACCGTATTAGGTTCTGTAACCGTGTTTGGTTCTGTTACTACAGTTGTCATAAATCATTTCTCCTTCTACTTCGTTTTTTCCGTGCAACGCCACGATAGAATTTATAGTTTGTATGGCATGTCCTTTAGGACTCGAACCTAAAATAGTAGTTTTGGAGACTACTGTGTTGCCAAATTACACTAAGGACATATGGTACAGACGGCTGGACTCGAACCAGCGTGAACACCGCCCCAAACGGTGTGACTAACCTCTAGCCTACGTCTATATGGAGGGACATAAGGGTTTCGAACCCTTACCCACTGGGTGGAAGCCAGCGATACTTACCGTTATACGAATGTCCCATATTGGAGGAAGGTACAGGATTCGAACCTGTGAGGGCGTGTAAGTCGCCCTAATTGGTTAGCAACCAATCACAATAAGCCACTCTGACAACCTTCCGTATGAGAGTTTTTCCTAAGGCACTCACAAGGTTATTACGAGGATAACGGGATTTGAACCCGTATTACTGCATAGACAGTGCAGCGTGGTAACCGTTACACTATATCCCCAGTTGGTAGGAAAGGTAGGAATTGAACCTACACTCATCGCCTTATCAAGACGCCGCTTTACCTTTAAGCTACTCTCCTATGGCTGGAATGGCTGGACTTGAACCAGCAATCTTTCGGTTAACAGCCGAATGCTTCACCTTTAAGCTACACTCCAATAATTGACACCCTTTAAGATGTCCCTATATTACTGTTTATGAAATAGGGTGTTTTTACAGGTGCTAAATAAAAAAGTTTACGTATTTGTGTAAATTAATGTGTATTCTAAGCAAAATAAAAAGAAGCAAGGCTATTAACCCTGCTTCACTCGTTCATTATGTGCCTTCATTTTATCTTTGTGCTTCTGCATTACTTTAGGTGGAATCCAATCTAGCCCAGCAAGTGGACGTACTGTGTGTTTGCAATTAGGGTGAAAACATTCCTTAGTTGCTTTTATACTTTCATATGATAGATAGCCCTGTGTCTGTCCATTCATTGAAATAATCATGCCTTCATATCCGCTACATGCGTCCGTTGCACCGTGAGAAGAAATAACACCTAAATCAAAGCCCTTTTGTTCAGCTTCATTTCTGATACCTTCCATATAGGAAGTTTGTAACTTAGTGCGGCTTACCATATTAACGTAGGTATCTAGTTTCCACTTTCTACCTTTCTTATCAATAATGGCAATAGCAGCAGCATCAGTTTTTTCTTTCAAAGCTTTCTTATTAAGTTCTTCCTTAATCTTCTTAGCAACTGTTTTACGGTTATTAGACATAACAGCCGCTTCAGTCATTGCTTTAGAAACAGAAGTACGTACCATTTGCTTTACGTTTTGTTCTGTATTATTGGTAGCCTTCAGCAAGTCACTTTGTGTGTCTCTTATCATGGCATCAACTTTCATACGATTAATCATAGAGAATTGAACGCCTTGTCTAGCTTCAGCCATTGAATCAAATGTACCAACGGCAAGCAAGGTGTACGCTTGCCCTTCTACATATGCGTCAGTGAGGTAGTCAACCACTTGTACACCCATTTCTTGCCGTAAGGTACTGAAGATTACAGTAAGTTGCCTTAACACAGATTGTTGTTGTCTTAGAAGTAAATACTGGTCAGGGGATTCAGGCAAAGCAGCAAGCTTTTGAATCTCCTTTAAAACCAGTAACCACGCCTTACCATAAAGCCTAGCTATTTTATTTTCGTCCCCTTCATATACAGGTTGTGGAATGTCATTATACTTAACCACTTTGCCTTACCTCCTATTCTTCAGTCTTTTCTTCTTTAGGCTTTTCACTATTCTCTTTAGCGTTGTCTTGCTTATTGTCACGCTTGTTAACATCTAGTTCAGCAGGGTCATTGAAAATAGAAGGGTCAGCAACCATAGCTGCTTCTTTCTCTTCGTCAATACGCTTAATTTCAGCGTCCGCCTGTTCTTCTGTTAAGCCGTCCATAACCATAAGTGCAGTTTTACGAGAAAGAGTCTGTGAACCGTTAGTACGAATAGCCATACGGTTAGCAATTTCAGTGTCGTCTTTAGGTAAGCCGTCATTGAATTGAATTACTACTTCGAAAAACTCATAATCTACTTCTTTAGGATTTGCATATGCTTCTAGCATTTGTGCTATAGCAAATACTTGTTTTAGTGCGTCCTCAAAGAATCCACGCTTACGGTTAATTTTCGATAGTAAGTTATTCATACGCCACTTGATAGCTAAACCACTATTACCACTAGTACCGCTTTCCCCCATACCTAATGCAACGTTTGGTACTTCAGCAGTAGCCATTAAGAACTCAATAAGCTTTTCAAGTTCTGCATAAGCATGTTCTAATTTACCGTCCCACGTTACGTACTGTGGAATAATGTCTTCTTTACCCATAACTTCAAATGTTTTAAATAAAGCTACTTGGAAATAAGAGTTTCCACTTTCATCTTCCTGTAATAGTCCCTGTGGCACAGCTAAAGCAGGGTCAGCGTGTTTGTCTAGAATGCTACCAATCTGTGAAATACGGTTATTAATTTCATCAAATAGGCTGATATGTTCGGAAATGTCGTCCTGTCCTTCCCAGCTAGTGCCGTCACTAAAGTTAGGAATATGAACTACTAAAGGTACAGGTACACCAGTAGCCACTTCTGAATATCCTGAAGGGATTTCATCACCCAGCTTGTATTGTTTAATAGTCCCGTCACGTTCCATTAACATTGCGTGAATTTCAAATTGACGGTAAACAATTTTACCAGCGTAATGACTTTCTGCATGTAGTACAAACTTATCATCGTCTTCAGTTACTCGTACTGGTTCGGCAATATGGTAGGCTACAATCTTAGTAGAGTCATAAGGGTGTAATTGTGGGTATACCTTCTTAGGGTCAACACTCTCCACGATTAAACGCTTCTTATCGAATACTTCAGGGAATGCCCCAGCATATTCTTGTCCATAACGAATTTTAACGAATGCGTCCCCGTAAGTAGCTGCTTGTAAAGCTAACTGGTAACATAAGCGTTCAAACTTATTCGTCTTAACAATACGGTCAAGTGCTTTTTGTTCCTTTGATTTGTCTTTCTTGCCACTGGAAAATATAGGTTTCTCACCGAATAAAAAGTCCGAACTCTTTCGAACTAGTAATCCTGCAAAGTTAGCAGAAATATACATTTCATTCTTTTTTGCATTCTCTTTGAAAATATCAAAGTGGTCACCTTGTGCTAGTTTTGCATTACGTCTATATTTTTCCATACGGTCTTCATGGTCTGATAAAGGGAAGTAATCGCCTTTATTAAACATTTCACGTAGTTCCATTAATAATTTCCTCCTTAAAATAAAATAGGGCGGTGAATAATCACCAGCCCGTAGGTTTTTCTCTAAATATTCTTTTCCGTCTATTTCCTGCTAAATCTACACATGAAGCGATAGCATCAGGGGCGTCATCGTGGTCATGGCTTGGGAACTGTTCAAACATTTCCACCGCTAAACGCTGTGTACGCTTGAATCTAAGTGCCCCTTGTTCCACTAAAGGTTCTAGCATTTCAATACGCTGTTCCTTCTTAGCACGGGGCTGTACAGCCTTTAAACGTGTCTTGTAATAGCCCTTAGAAACTAGCAATTGTTGTAACTGCTTAAAAGCACTCCACTGTGCCTGAATAGTCTCTACGCCAAATGTATGATGTTCAAATTGCAGGATTTTCTTAGCAGCCACTTCTAAGGCTTCATGCATGTTACACTTCTGTAGCCAGCAATCTAGCACATAGAAAATGCCTGTCCGTCTGTCACGTCCTAAAGTTACGATACAGTTGTAATCACCTTTACCAGTGATAGCAATGTCCCAAAATCCATAGAGTTCTAGGGGAATATGTCTATTAAACTGGTCATATAGGTCTTTTTCATCAAAGAAAGTAAACATAGAAGGCTTGAAAATAGCATCTTCGTCACTATAAGGAATGTTCAGATACTCACTGTTAAATGCCCGTGTTCCTACGTTGTGTTTTTCTTGGATTAATTTGTAATAAGGGAAGCGTCCAGCCCAAAGCGTTTCTACACCTTCGTCCATCTTCTCTTTATTAGCGAAGTAAAAGATTTCAGCCGCTTCTTTTCTATCAGGATTATTAGCATCACTATAAAGCTTCTCGTATTGTTCCCACATGTCTTGGTGAACTGGTGGGCTTACGATAGCCGAATAACGCTTACTTTTAAAGTCAGCCCTTGCCATAACAGCAGGTAATAGTCCTGAAGGGTGTACTAATGTACCCATGTAAATAAATCCCGTCTTGTCAGGTGAACCCAGTGGAACTACCACAGAGTTAAACCAGTGAAGGTTCTTTAACCTAAGTTCAGGCGTGTTAGTATTTTTAGAAGATTCTAAATCATCGCAAATTATTAAGTCAGGACGTTCGTTAAGGTGACGTGCCCCACGTAGCTGCTTCTGTGTGGAAGCTGAAAGCACCTTAATGTTGTTTAAGGTAACAAACTGTTCGTTATTATCCTTTTCGTTCTGTCTAATATTAGTGCTTAATAGTTCGCCGAAATCTTCACGCAGCTTCTTATTATGCTTAAGCTGATTGTTTACGTATTCAGTGAACTGTCTTGCCCCTGCTTCAGTTTCAGAAATGATTACAATGAATGCACGTAAGTTATAACAAATGTTAAATATTGGATAAATATTCGATAACCATGTGCTTTTCGCATGACTTCGGGGAACTGACCATGCCAGTCGATTAGTCGGTTCATACAAATAGTTATCAAGATAATCTGTTAATTCCTTATGAAAATCAGGTGCGGTTTCAGGTGCAATCCCTGTAGGGATAAGGTTATTTTCGTTTTCAGGGTTAAAATCATCACTGAAATACTCATACCCAAATTCTAAAGAAGATGTCCAGCAGCGTAATATACGTTCTACCTGCTTTCGTTCCTGTTTTAATGCAATAGCACGTTCTAATATTTCACGGGGTAAGTCTAACCCCTCTTGTCTCTTTTGCTGCACCCTCATTAAAAATAAATCTATTTCTTGCAATCGGTTATTCCATTCTAAATAACTTTGACCTTTTACCTTACCTCTAATGTCCGTTTGCTTCTGCATACAATCACCCTTTCTATAGTTAGTGGTAAGTCCTACTCTTAAGGGGCGTGAAAGGGGTGTTATTTACAGGTACAAAAGAAAAAAGGGCTGCCCGTAATGGACAACCCTAATTATCGTAATAGCCTTTATTTTTGACTTCTGCCCACTTTGCAACAGAAAAGACTTTCTTTATTTTCTTCTCATGACCAAATTCTTCTACAATCATTTTTACCTTCACAGCGTCACCATAAAATAGATAACGGTCTTCAGGTGTAGTTTTAAATGATTCTTCCTGTAAAATCTTTACTATATTAGTTCTAACAACAAAATACATAGACATCTTACCAACCCAAAGTAGCAGGAAGGTAAACGTTCTGCTGTGTTCTAATGATTTTACGTAAGTCCGTTTGTGGTGGCTGGTGGTCTGTTTCTGTTACACGGATAAGATAACGCCACTCATGTTGTTTTGCTACCGTTCCAGTGTGTAAGTCCCACCAATCAAACTCTACTGCTGTACAGCTAGGCACTTCATAATCTTCTAAAGTCCCATTTGCTACGCCTTCTGTGCATTGTTCATGTATCATACGGTATAGCTTACTGTCAGGTACGTCAGGTACTTCTAATTCAATATCGTTTCCTTTAATAAAGCGTGTTAAGCAACCAGTACCAGTTACTAATAAGTGAAAACGTGTATCACTCATTTCTTCTTGTGATTGAATATTAGGAGGAAGCTTTGCCTGTGGATTTAATGCTGCACCACGGGGCACTCCATCATTATGCCAGCCGCCAATAGCTGGTGAGAAATTAGGCATTAACATATGTATCTTTGTATCAACTACGATGTACTTTCTATCAAATTTTAAGTCCATAGCACCGATAGCCGCTTTTGTCAAATCCCCACCATACTTTAAAGCATCATCTAATGAAGCGTTCCACAAGCCGAATGTGTTTTGAATCTCCGCTACTGAAGGTTGTTCAATACTTCTACCTATTTTTACTTCGTTTCTGTTAAAATTCATTTTCATTTTCTCTTCCTCCTAATAATTTCACGTACTAGATTTTAAACTGTGATAAAGAATGTAAAAATAAATGCCTACAACGTAACAGCATGTAAAGTAAGCAACTATCATCGAACGTACCTACAAGCATAAAAGAATGCTTTATCGTCCTTTGATAATTTACTGTTTGCGTAAGCTTTATCGCCCCATTCTTTGAATACTTTCTTAAGGCTTTCAACGTCACATTCAATGAAGCCGCCACCTTCTAAGTTATCAGGTGAAATAACTAAGTATTCTGTAGGCTTGTTAGTTTCACCGAATACAAAGATAGTTGTAATGTCACTATGTTCTGCTTGGCGAATTGCCTTAACTAACTGTCCCTTATTCAAACTGAAGCGACTCACTTTAAACTCAACATTAAGTGTCCAGCCTTGTAACTCAATTGAACCGTCAACGTCACCTAGTGCGTTACGTCCTTTAAAACATACGTCATACGGTGATAAGTCCCACGAACCCTTTAAAAACATTTCAATATTACGTATATGTGGAAGACGTACATCAAACTGCTTGATTTTTCCGTGTTCCTCTAAGGTAATGTGTCTTACTTCTGTATTTACTGCTGGTCTTGTTACTAGCCCCATATAATTCCCCCTTCTAGGCAAATACGCCTAAAGAGGTAGTACCTAAATGTTTCTAAAATAGGACAAGGAAAACTTGTGGTATACTGTATTTGATTGAGGTGAAAGAATGGAAAGAAAACTAAGGAAGATAGGGAACTCTGTAGGGTTGTTGCTACCTAAAGACGTGTTGGAAGATATGAAACTAAAGGAAGGGGATTGTGTAGAAATACGATATGATGAAGATAGAAAAGAGATTATATTGAGAAATAAAAAAATACCCCGTACCTCTGACGAATCAGAAATAAGGGGCATAGTGCTACAAGTCTTAAAAGAACTTGATTTAGCTTAAAGGCATGGGAAACCCTTAAGCCAATAATGGGTTTTTGAGAATTGCTACAAACAAATTTATTTGTCTCCACTACACAGCCGTTTGCTTCACTAGAAGTTAGCGGCTATTTAAATGGAATCGACTATTTCATGTTATAACAATGTTATTACTTTGTCTACTATTATTTACTATAATCTAGTAAAAAAAGACACCTTATATTAGGTGTCCTTGCATTTGATGTGACTTAGATTCCCATATTTCATTGATACGTCTTGTTGAAATATGTTTCCACATTCCATGTATTTGAATTGGCATGAATCGTTCTTCTAGCTGCATTTCTAGTGGCTTATTATCTTTAATGAATCCTCTATGCTTCTTATTAGGTTCTTCTGTAAATACGAATCCTACTTCTACTGTGCCTTTATCTTGATACATGTTTATAGCCCCCTGAATTGATTAGTTGTTTCCACCATGCTTTATTTACAATTACTTTAAACCGAATTGCGATTTAGATGTTAACTCATTGTTTTGGAACATCATAGTAGCATTTGCACCAATACCGCTTTCGCCTTTAAACATGTACATTACTGTTTTATATCCAGCTACTTCAGATTCAGACTGTAACTCACCTTCAGAACCGATAATCGCTTTTACTTCATCGTAAGTCATACCATTTTGTACTTGTTCAAATTCTGCTTTACTAATACCATCTTTTTTAGGTTCTTCTTTTTTAACTTCTTTTTTAGGTTCTTCTTTCTTTACCTCTTGTTTAGGCGGTGCTGCTGTTTCCTCTGTCTTAGGTGTTTCTTCTTTAACAACTTCCGTATCGTCAGTAGAGTTACCAACCGCACTCGCAGCCACAATAGCCGCCAATACCCAAAACCACCACTTCTTATAAAATGCCTTCTTTTGTTTAGATTCTGTCATGTTAACTTACCCCCATATTAGATTGTGTTATTACATTGTTATAACTTCTGTAATCAGAATACAACACCATAAGGTAAATTGCAAGACGTTAAGGCAAATAAAATAAAAAAAGGACGTGCCCCCAAAACCTCGCATGGGACACGCCACTCTAAAAATGTTAGTGTATGGATTGAACGAAAGAATGATTGTGGATGTACGGATATACCTTACTTAAGTCATCAGACCTCTTAATCCAATATTGATAGTATAAATTAATTATTCCTAGTTGTAAACTGACTTTATTCGACACATTACGACAAGTTTGTAAAGATTGTGTTACAAAGTCTCAAATTCAAGATTTCGCAAAAATGTTGTGTAATTTTTTCTGACGGTTATAACAATTTGCAAAAGTGAATTTCCTTAATACCCCTTACCCAAAATAGCATATTGTTAGGTAACTGTCTGTGACTTTAATCACAGTGGAAACAATTACCACCCAAGTTTAGAAAAGTGGTGTAGGAATGTTTCAGGTACTAGACTGGGGCATATAGTGACCCACCTCCCCCTGTGTACCCCTTACCCCAAAAAAAGAAAACAAATACTATCATTTCATTCACTTTCGTTAGTGTCATTGTGATAGTGATATGTGATAGTGCGTGAAGTCGCTTTGCTGTGTTGCTGTTATGATACTTTCACATGTATTGACTTGTGACAGTGTTCATGTGCATGTGATAGCATGGTGATAGTGGTAGGGTAGTAGTATGCCATATACCTATGTGTATGTGTGCCTGTGCTGCTACTACTGTGCCTTACTATATGGTATGGTAGTGTGCCTTACTATACTGTACGGTGCTGTGTGTGTGGGTGTGGGGATAGGGCATACAGTAGGGTGCTATATAGCAGGTATTATATAGGCACTGTATTAGGGGGCACAGATAGGGGCTGTATGGGAAGGGGGTGTTATATAGGGGTATTGCATAGGGCGGTCTTTTAAAGGGGCACAGGGGGGCTTATTTTAGATTTAGAAAGGGGCTGTGTAAAAGGTGCGTTTAAGCGTAATTTACCACAATTTCACACACTTGATTTCCTATAAAAAAACTAGTTTCTTCTATATATATGTTTTAAAATTTCCCCTTGTGGGTTACAGTAAAAAAGTGCATAAAAAAAGTGCCCCCTGTTAAGGGGACAAAAGGCGTATACTACAATTATTAAATCTTGTCAAGTTCTGCTAATAAATCCTTATCAGACTTTTCTTCCTTAACAATTACTTCACTTTCTAAACGGTCTGTAAGTAGTCCATACGTCTTTAAAGATAACTCTAAATACTTAACGTGTGAACGTGTTCTTTCGTCCAGTGCTTTCTTACGTAATACCGTTAATGTCTCATGTAAAAAAGACTTGTGAACCTGCATAGAAACTTCTTTAAAGTAATCATTAAATTCAGCGTTCTTCTTCCAGTTGTAAATAGTGTTTACGTGTACCCCTAATTCATCTGCAAGACTTTGTTGTGTTCGTGTTGGTTCTGCTATCATTAAATCTATACATTGTCTCTGTGACTCTGTTAATGCCATGTTATCACCTCCATTTCGTTGTGGTACTCTTAAGGGCGTTAAACTATATTCATTTACAGGTGCGGACATAAAAAAAGCAGGGCTATAAGCCCCACTGTATGTATTATTATTTAGTTGGTGTTTTATCTGTCTTATCTTCTATTTTCTCTGTAACTTCTTTCTTGACTGCTGGTTTATCTGCTTTAGGTTTTTGAGTTCTAGTATTAACTTTAGTATTAGTATTAGTACTATTAGAAACGTTAGAAAGTCCCATATCTTTTAATAATTCCATTGCTTTAGAGTGTATTAATAAATCTAGTTTATCTTTAGTCATAGTAACTAATTCTTCATTATTTCTATCAATGTCTATGCCGTTATTACTAACCATATCAGCATTTAACCAATCTAATGAAAACCTTAATACATCTGCATAAGTCATACCTTTAGCATTTAACTTATTAGCTGTTTTATTAAGTTCTAGCTGTATATCATCTAATTTCTTTTTATCTACTTCATTCAATCTAACACTAACATTATGGTAATTAGTCATTTCTGACACCTCTTATATTTTTTTATATTCTATATCTATCTGCATTTAGTATATTATGTATTTAAGTTAGTTTCAAGATAATTAAGGTAAGTTAAGGTTTATTATTTTGTGAATTAGTTGTGAAGTGTTAGTTATAGTTACTATATTATTATGTCACAGGGTTTTCTTACTTATAGGTGTGTGAAACTACGCTGATTACAGGGTATTTCACAAACTATTTTTAACCAATTCTAAGAACCCTTTAATAGCAAGGGTTTAGCAAAGTCACAAAATTTGTGATTAACCTGATTTCACAATGTCTATTTTGTTAATCACAAATTTAATGACCTTAATTCAATGACCTTCAAAGAGTGATTAATGAATTATATTTAATTCTATTAAATTTTATTAAACACATACGTACTGTGATTTACTACTATTTACCTATACTATTTATTACTCACATACGTACTGTGAGTTTCAATTTAAAAGGTTTGGGGCATTTCAGCCCCTTCCCTTTCTTATAAGCCTTTACCCATTTTGTGCTTGTCTCTTTCTGCGATAAATTCTAGAAACATTTCTTTCAGTTCTTCTTCATTGAATAGGCGGCGTGCTTCACCTAGATATTTTTCAATACCATTGATTCGAGTCTTGATTGTACTTCTTTCAAATTCCCACGCCACACGGTCATTGTCACTTGCTTCAAACATCATGTAGCCCCAGTCATCGTCTAGAATGTCAAGGCGTGTTTGTAATTGTAATTTGTCAATCGCTGCATTCACATAAGCTTTTTTCGGCATTTCTCATTTCCCCTTTAATAGTTTTAGTTTGGTTTGTCTTGACAGCTTATTTCTTCGTCCATTCGCTGTAGCCCTTTGATGGGCTGGTGTGTTACCCTGACAAGATTAATAATATCATCTTTACACTTATATGTAAAGCCCTTTTGCAAATTTATTTTTTAAGGGGGTTT